AGAATGTGGGGCATCGTTGTGTTGATTATCGGTGCGGCTGTTGTAGATAAATTAATTTAATGACTATTTCGAGGAATCAAATGGCACAACAAATTAAAAAACCTGGACGCAAAAAACCTCCTGGACTGTATGCTAATATCAAAGCAAAAAAAGACAGGATAGCCGCAGGTAGTGGTGAAAAAATGCGTAAAAAAGGAGCTCCAGGAGCTCCTGCAAAAAATGCGTTTGCAAAAATTAAACAATCAGAAAACCGCAAAAAGAGGAGATCAGTATAATGGCTGCTAAAACTACAAAGAAAACACCGCCTGTTCCTGTGTCAAGGAAAAAAGCGTTAGAAGTGATAAGAAACCGAAGAACACAAGAAGAAGAAGGTAAAGAGGGTGAAAGTTTAGGGCCTAAAAAGAAAAAAGAAAAACCTGTGAAAAAACGATATGGCGGTAGCGTTAAGAAAATGGCTCGTGGCGGTAAAGTCAAAAAAATGGCTCGTGGCGGTATGGTCAAAGGTCCTTACAGTTAAGGTGTAATTTATGGCAGTTTCTGGTTCTACAGATTTTGAGCTTGATGTAGCTGAGTACGTTGAAGAGGCCTTTGAACGTTGTGGTCTTGAAGTGCGTACAGGTTGGGACCTCACGAGTGCGCGTAGGTCTCTAAACCTGTTGTTTGCTGATTGGGCTAACAGAGGTCTAAACAGATGGACGATACAACAAGTTACTCTCCCACTGGCTACAGGAGTATCTATTTATCCTGCCTCTGAATTGACTTTAGCTGTTGCAACAGTAAACTCTTTTCAAGTGGCCGAAACTTTAACGGGGGCTACAAGCGGAGCTAAATGTGTAATTCTTAGTGCTCTTAGCTCTTCGGAGTTTAGTATATCAGAGCCAACAAACGGAACTTTTTCTGTGGGAGAAACGATAGCAGGCGCAACAAGTGGGGCAAGCACCACCGTTTCTGCTGTTGTTTCTTTGTCTCCTCCTCAATCTACAATAGATATATTGTCTGCTGTTATTAGAACAGGAACAGGTTCAGGGCAAACAGATATTGCTATAAGTAGAATTAGTAGAGATGCTTATATCAACATTGCTACTAAAAACAGCTCTTCTAGACCCACGCAGTTTTATGTAGATAGATTAATTACCCCTTCTATAAAACTGTGGCCTACTCCAGATAATAATACTTACACATTAGTGTATGATAAATTAACTAGAATAGATGATGTAGATAACCCACAAAACACAGTAGATGTTCCTTTTAGGTTTTACCCATGTTTGTCTGCAGGATTAGCTTATTATATTTCTCTTAAACGCGCTCCGCAACGAACTCAAATATTAAAAGCCGTATATGAAGAAGAGTTTGAAAGAGCGGCAGCTGAAGATAGAGATAGAGCAAGTTTGAGTTTAACGCCTAGTCGCGACTACTATACGTTTATACGATGAAGTATGCTTCTGGAAAACACTCAAAAGCAATTTGTGACCGTTGTGGGTTTGAATATCCGTATGGTTCTTTGCAAAAAGAGTGGAACAATTTAAAAGTGTGTCCTGAGTGTTTTGAAACAAAACATCCACAGTTAGAGCCACCGCCACCCCCTTTTGAACCAGAATCTTTATATGACCCTAGACCAGATAGACCTGAAGGGTTAGATATATATGTCGGGCAAGAGGTATTCCCACCTTTGAAAATTGCTTCCACACAAGCGATTACTTCTATCGGTAAAGTGGAGGTTGTTATTTCATGAGTTTTACATATACAACACTAAAAGAAGCATTACAAAATTATACCCAAAATACAGAAACAACATTCCTTAACTCTATGGATATGTTTGTTCGGTTAGCGGAAGAGCGCATATTAAAATCTACTCAGCTAACTGTTTTCCAAAAAAATGTAACAGGAACATTGTCTATAGGTAATTCTTATTTAGCCGTTCCTAGCGATTTTTTATCTCCTCTTTCTTTAAGTATTACAAACAGTAGTTCATATGAATACTTACAGTTTAAAGAGTTAGAATTTGTTCAATCTTATAATCCGAACTCAGCAACAACAGGTGTCCCTAAATATTATGGGCAGTTTGATGTAAATAATTTTGTTTTAGCCCCCACACCAAATGATACTTTTACTGCTGAATTGAGTTATTTTTACAGACCACTTAGTTTAACTAAAAGCCTTTATTTACTGAGTATGAGTAATGTTTCAGGTACTTTTGTTATAGGGGAAACGATAACAGGAGGCACAAGTGGGCAAAGCTCTACAATAAGTATTTTAGACACAAGCACCAGTATTACGGTTGAAATACCTAGCCAAAACTATACGGTAGGAGAAACGATAACAGGAGGCACAAGTGGAGCAACTGGTGTGATCACTTCTTTAGGTGCAGATACTACTAATAGTTGGCTTAGTGAAAATGGAGAGGTAGCATTATTGTATGCTTCTCTTTCTGAGTGCTACCTTTTCATGAAAGGTGAGCAAGATGTAATGACTATGTATAATCAAAGATACGCAGAAGCAATTAGTCGGTTGAAAAACATGGGTGAAGCGTTAGAAGTTACAGATGATTATTCTGCAGGATATATAAAGAAAGCTAGGACATAATGTTTACGGATAGTTTAAAATTGCCTGATGATTTTGCGGTAGAAGTGCATACTACGGATAGAAGAGGATCTACTCCAGAAGAAGTAGCCTCTATGTGCGTTAAAAAATTAGTTTTTGTTTCTGATAATGCAGAACCTGCTATAAGAGACCAAGCTCGTGCATTTAGTGTTCATATTGAGAAAGTTATTGCTTCTTACATGAAACAGGCGGTACAAAGTGATAGAACAACTGTTTTTAACGCTTTGGTAGACGCAGGACACCCAGAACTAGCTGAACTGATAAGGAGACTTTAATATGGCGTTTAATGGGAATTTTATGTGTAGCTCTTTTAAAAAAGAGTTGCTCTTTGGCGTACACGATTTTGATACTTCTGCTTCAGGAGACACTTTCAAATTAGCTTTGTATACTAATAGTGCTTCGTTTACAGCGGCGACAACAGCATATACCTCAGGTAATGAAGTATCTGGTACAAATTATAGTGCAGGGGGAGGAACCCTTAACACAATAGACCCTACTTTATCTGGTACAACAGCGTTAGTTGATTTTGATAATTTGGTTTTTTCAAACGTTAGTATTTCTGCTGTTAGGGGAGCATTAATTTATAATACTAGCCCTGATACTACTTCTATTTCTGTTACTAACCCTACGGTATTGGTTTTAGATTTTAGTGCAGATAAAGCGGCAAGTTCTGGTGATTTTACTATCGTTTTTCCTGCCGCAGATGCTTCAAATGCGATTATTCGGATTGCTTAAATGGCCGATGCAGTTGTTCCATATCTAGGTTGGGGAAGCCTTAGTCAAGCGTGGAACACGCAGTCGTGGAATACGGAGATAGTTCTAAATAAAACGGTTACCGTAGTTTCTACGGGAAGCGGAAATAAATATGCTATAGGAGGGGTCCAACAAATTGCTCTTGTTTTAGCAAGAGAAAAAACGTATGTATTTGATGTATCTGATTCTTCTGTAAGTGGTCATCCATTACAGTTTTCTACTACTTCTGATGGTACACATGGCGGTGGGTCAGCTTATACTTCTGGAGTAACTGTAACAGGGACAGCAGGTTCGTCAGGAGCTAAAGTTACATTTGCTGTTCCACATGATGCTCCTGATACGCTCTACTATTATTGCACTAATCATAGTGGTATGGGGGGAGCAGTAACTGTATACAATATATCTGTAGTTCCTGTAGGAAGAATGGCAACAGGGGGTGCAGGTTCTGTTTCAGGTGCAGGTATAGTAACAATAACTACTACAGATATTGTAGGAACAGGAGCGGCAGGAACAGCTACATTAACAGGGACAGCAACGGTAACGGCTACAGGAAGCGTAGGAACAGGTGGTTTATCTGCAGTTACTATAACAGGAGATGCGAATTTTACGATAACTACTACAGATATTGTTGGTATTAGCGCAGTAAACGGTGTTACCGTAACAGGGGACGCAAATATACCTATCGATGTAACAGGAGCTGGTGCTGTTGGTATTGTAGGAATAGGATTTGTTTGGGGTTTAAATGTGCCTAACCAAGACCCTAATTGGAAAGAAATTGCGGCATAAGGAGTTACTATGAGCACATATGTAAACAATTTAAGATTAGAAGAAATAGGTTCTGGAGAACGTTCTGGAACGTGGGGTACAGCGACAAATGTTAACTTAGAGTTAATAGGTGAGGCTTTTGGTTATGGAACAGAAGCATTAAGCAATGCTTCTACCGCTACGATTACAATGGCCGATGCAACTTCTGATGGGGTTAGGGCGTTTTACCTTAAACTTACAGGAGCGTTAGGGCAGAACTGTACCGTTACTTTAGCCCCTGATACTATTTCTAAAATATGGATTATAGAAAACGCTACTACAGATTCAGGTTCTAGTGGGCCGTACTCTACTATTATTAAACAAGGAAGTGGCGGTGGTGCTTCAGTTACGATTCCAAACGGTAACGTTAAGGTAGTTGTTACAGATGGTGGTGGTTCTGGTGCTATTGTTTATGATGCTTTTACAGATTTGAGTTTAGCAGGAACGACTAAGGCTGTTATTTTAAATGCTTC